TAAACTTTCAGATGTGATCCATCATGAAGTTTTAATTCTGCTAAACCCATCTCACTCATCATAGTTGGTATGATGTCACCTGATATGTGATCTCTTTTCTTTTTCATCATCTTCAAATCGTTTTCTAAATCTGCAATACGATCATCACATGTTTCTAATCTTTCAACTTGATCTGCAAGGGACTGAATACCTTCAGTCTTTTTCATTGCATCTTGTTGGTCTTTTTCAAAATCAATTGTCATTTATTTCTCCTCTTTCATATAAGTTAATTGTTAAAGAATAATATTGTTTTGATTGTCTATCCCATTTTAATAAATTATATTTTCCATTTGTAATATCTGATACTAAGGAACACGCGATACCCACAATTGCAGGATCACCCGTGCATAATATATAATCATCCTTTTTAAAATTTTTTAATTTTTTTCTTAATTCAAAAATTAAAGGACCTGGTGAAAAAATTATTTGTGAATCTTCTTTCATCAAAAATTTTAATTTTCCAAACTCTTCTGCATCTAAAACATTTATTCTAGGTGCATTATATTTGGTACCAGGTATTTCCTGAATTACATACACTATTCTTTCTGACATTATGCCTTGACATATAGTTTATCCTGGATTATATGTCAACCCAGAAAGAAAAAAATATGAAATATAAATTTAAGACAAAACCATATAAGCATCAAATGACTGCTTTAGAAAAGTCATGGAATAAAGAAACTTACGCATACTTTATGGAGATGGGTACAGGTAAAACAAAAGTATTAATTGATAATATGTCTATGCTTTATGATAAAGGCAAGATAGATGGTGCTTTGATTGTTGCACCAAAAGGTGTTGTAAAAACTTGGTATGAACAAGAACTTCCTACACACTTAGCAAACCATATAGAAAATGTGTCAGTATTGTGGCAACCAAACATTACAAAGAAACAACAAGAAAAACTAGAAAGTTTGTTTGAAATAGAAACAGCTTTACATATTTTAGTTATGAATGTTGAAGCGTTTAGCACAGATAAAGGTATGAAATTTGCTAGTAAATTTTTAAATTCACACAAAGTATTAATGGCAATTGATGAGTCTACTACTATTAAAACACCCACGGCTAAAAGAACTAAAAATATTATAGGCCTTGGTAAATATGCAAAATATAGAAGAGTGATGACAGGTTCCCCTATTACAAAAAATCCTTTAGATTTATACACGCAGTGCGAGTTTCTTGATCCGTATCTATTAAATCATGCCTCGTACTATTCTTTTCGTAACAGATATGCAGAAATGAAAACCATGCACATACGTGGCCGATCAATACAAGTGGTGCATGCTTTTCAAAATCTTGCTGAATTATCAGATAAAGTAAAAGGTTTTTCTTACAGAGTGTTAAAAGAAGATTGTTTAGATTTGCCTCCTAAAAATTTTATTAAACGTCATATAACATTAACGCCAGATCAAAAAAAGATATACGAGCAGATGAAAAAACAGGCAATAGCCACATTAAATGGTAAAGTTACATCTACTATGACTGTTCTTACACAATTAATGAGATTGCATCAAATAACTTGTGGTCATTTTACTGCTGATGATGGTTCAATACAATCTATTGAAAGTAATAGATTAAATGAACTTATGTCTGTGCTTCAAGAGACAGAGGGTAAAGCTATTATATGGGCTAACTATCAATTAAGCGTTGGAGAAATTATACAAAGAATAGTAAAAGAATATGGTAAAGATTCTTATGTTCATTACTATGGTTTAACATCACAAGAAGATAGACAAGATTTTATCCGTAGGTTTCAAAATGATCCTAAATGTAGATTTTTAGTAGGCACACCGCAAACAGGTGGCTATGGTATTACACTTACACAGGCTAATACGGTTATTTATTATTCTAATGGATATGACTTAGAAAAGAGATTACAATCAGAAGACCGAGCACACAGAATAGGGCAAAAGAAGACAGTGACGTACGTTGATTTGATTTGTGAGGACACTGTTGATGAGAAGATTGTGAGGGCTTTAAGAGATAAAATAAATATTGCATCTGAAGTATTAGGTGAAGAGTTAAAAACTTGGATTTAAACAAATATATCTTTTGCTTTTCCTAGTATTGGTTTGTATTTTGTTTTACCATCTTCTCTAAACGCATGTAAGAAAGATGCTCTTGGTGTTCCCTCTATCCAACTCGCATGAATCCACCCGCTATTAGGTTCACCCGGAGTATAGAACTCGAGGATTAGCTGATCTGGTTCAAGGTTAGATTTAATCCAATCAAAAAGTTCAACGTTATCTACACCTGGACATTCGAAGTCTGCGGCCTCAGCCTTGGCATGCTGCGAATTGCTTGAGCTGCCAATAGCAAGACATAATTCTACGCTACGAAAACCGCTAGTCACCTTTACCCTGCCAAAGTGATCACGCACCGGCTGAAGAATATTTTCACACAATGCTTTTAATTTTTCTATTTGTTCTGCATTAGGATTGTTATTAATCCCTTTTCTGATTGCAGTGTCAGATTTAGTAAGCTCTAATAAGCTAAAATTACGTGTAAGATTCATTATTTAAATAATATTCCTAATGCAAAGAGTACAGCAGATCCCGCTGCTGCTAAGAGAACCCAATAGACTTTATCTATCTTACCGCCCAACTTCTCGACGTCTTCGTGTACATGTTTTAAATTTTTTTTGACACCTGATATGTGTCCGTACAAAGATAAAATATGTTCTCTAGTATTTTTTGGTTGCATTGCCATTATGTTCTTCTTAACCTCTCCCGAATAACTTGTTCCTCTGGTGATAATAAGGCTTGCTCTGTACGTGTCAAGTTAGTTGTTGGATTAATTTGTTGCACATTTGCTTGTGTATTTACGATTGGTTGTGGTGTAGTCGGTAATGGTGGTGTATCTATGTCACCAAAAGAAAAATCACGTAAATCTATATCAAAGATATCATCTAAGGTTAAAAATCTCATTTGTGATCTCATAGCTCTTAAAGTAGGTAATGCTATTCTAAATGCATCAGGTGATCCTAAATTTCTGGCTATCTCTCTAAACCTATCTTGTATATCTTTTGATGGAAAATAAGGTTCGTATCTACCAAATCTTAAATTATTAAATGTTTGTGGTGATAGTTGTCTATCTTGAAACTCTTTTCTTAAAGAACTAGCGCCTGTTCCTAATATCTGAGCCGCTTCAATATTTTTATACATCTCTTTCATAACATTAAATCTTGCTCTATTTGATTCATAATATCTAGAAATTACATCATCAGGATCAATAGGCCCGCCTCTTAACAATCCAAAGAAACCTCCTGTAAATTCTCTTCGTGCGTTTCTAATACCTCGTTGATACTCTGCAATTTTAAATCCCATTGCATCTAATGGTTCTACTTTGATTGGTCTAAAACCAACAAAACCTAATAATTGATCATCTAATTCTAAAATTTTACCAGATTTATTTGGTTTCTCCATTGCAGCTAAACCAATTCTTACAGCCTGTTTGTAAGATGGTAATAACGCTTCCATTAAATGTCTAAATTTTATGTATGCTCTATCACCGACAGATGTTTGATCTGTATATAAAACTCTACCATCCCTAGTTCTACCGCCTCTACCTGGTAATAATGGATAAAGATCTATGTCTGCAGCTGCCTCTGTCCAGATAGATTCATCGATAAATGGTGCAGCTATTTCTGTCATCGCTTCTTCTACACCTTGTGTAAATCCTCTTAATATTGTGTCACCATCTTTTGTAGACGCCATAATCTCATTAGCCATTGTTCTAAATGGTCTAGCAATTACATCGTATGCATTGCTGTGACTAAAATCTATGTATTTTAACTCACCTGTTTTTTCATCTCTAACAGGCACAATTGTAGAGTTTCTTGACCAGTCAGGTACAAATCTACGTAAAGCTTGTATTTCGTCTTCTGTAACATCGTATAATGCTTTCGCTCCTTCAACAAACATTGTAGGCACAGCTGTTAGTGTAAACGCCATACCCGTTGCTCTAGTTGCACCTATTTTGTACATAGGATTATTATTATTAACAAAACCTTTACCCTCTATAAAAACATAAGGTGCTATATCAGTTCCTCTAATTACTTCGCCTGGTGCTGGCACGTATCTCATTTCTTTCATAGCTTGCTCTGCAATATTAGTTGTGGTTCTGATCATTTCAGATGGGAACGACATGAAGTTACCAACTGGCAACACTCGGGCTGTTCTTACAACATCTCCAACAAAATTATAGTTTGGCACTGTATTTTTAACTATATCTGCGGCTTCTTTTTTTAATTCATCAATAGGTTTTTTTATGCCTGCTGTTCTGTAAGCTGCATCTCTTCTATTTAATTCTACAAAATAATTTGTGATCTTCCAAAAATCATCCTCTGCAACATACTTACCCTGTAGATATTCTGGTATTTTTTTAAGTTTAGATAACATTGGATTAACAACTTTATCTAAGTCTAATATACTATCACCAAAATTTACATCTCTTAAAAGATTTCGTAGATCTCCTATCTGCACCTGTGAGTTTACAACACCTAATTCTAATAATTCTCTATAAGCTTTTTCAAAATCAGCATCTTTAAATCTTGTATTTTTTAAATTAGCTACACCAGATATCTGCCAACCTCTTCTAAAAGACTCTCCTAATAATTTTGGGTTTAAAAAACCTTCAAACAATACACCGTTAGCTGCAGCAAATGCACCAGCACTTATTAAGTTACGCAAGTGTGTTGGTATGGATAAAACTGTTTTTGCTAATTGTGCTGTAGCTTTTGGAAACAATAAAAGATTTCTATATAAAAATGATGCACCTCTTTCTGCTGCTGTTGCACCCTCTCTACCCCTGACTGCTCTTACAAAATATCCTTCTGTTAAACCATTTGCTTTTGCAAGACCCTCTGCAATTGCTTCTGTTGTGTATTTTTGACCTAGAGGATTACTAATTCTACCTGCTCTAAAATCTGCAAGTCCAGATAATTTATTATCTAGTTTTACTATTTTAACAGTGTTGTTTGTTGCATCTCTAGCCTCTTGTCTTGAATTCCAAAATGATCCTTTACCACCTTGTGCTTGTATCTGAGCGTTGGTATCAAACATTTCTTTATACATAGCACTAACTCTGGCCATGCCAGACAATTCTGTAATAGCGTTAAACATAGAATACCTTGGGTCCTGCATTTCACCCATTAATCTTCTTATAACATCTGGTGGTGCACCTGTGTCTTCTATAACTTGTTTTACAAATTTTTCTCCAGGTAAATCCTCTAATGTTTTTGCAACATAATTTGGATCTGCTAAACCTTTTTTAGATTTACCAGCTTTAATACCATCTTCTACTATTCTATCTACAATATCTTTTGCATCTTCATAATATTTTATACTATTTGGATCGTAAGTTGCATCCTTATTTGCTTCTGAAATTTGTTTTCTAAAAAATGCTATAGCACCTTGCATAGCTTCATCTGTTGGTTTGTATCTCCCTAACATCCCTAATAATGGTTTAGTTTCAAATATCTTATACGTATTTTGTACTAATCCTTTTATTCTACCCTGTAATATATCTTTTAATTCTGGTGTATTAAAACGATTTGTTGTTTCAATAAGATTACCTATCGTTGATCTAGCCTCATCAACAGTGCTAGTAATTTCATCAATAACTGTTTTATCAACATTTTTTTTCTGTAATGATTTAACAAATGCTTCTGTTTTACCAGGATCAGATATTTTGGTTAGATCTCCATCTAACATAAGATCAGTAATTTCTTTGTAAAATGCATCTTTATCTTTTTGTGTTAATGATCTATCTAATCCGTCTTGCATATATGGAAATGCTCTAGATATTGCTTTGTCTAAATTTTTTACAAGTTCGGTTGCTCTGTTTAAATCTGCAGATCTAAAACCTTCCATAACTTTTTGTGATCCAAATACAGCTTTAGTCAGTGGTCCTTCAGGCGTAAACGCTTCTGCAACTTTATTTAAAAATCTATCAACCCTAGAGTTACTGTATGCAAGTTCTTTACCTCGTGTTGCAAGAGCTTTTGCACCTTTACCAATACCAGCAGCAAAAGGTGTTAATAATACAGCTTCACTACCAAATTTTAATCTGTTCATAAGTTTTCTAGTAGCGTCCTGTCTGCCACCATCTAATGCAAATACATCTAATTGTGTTGGACCTCTATCAAATAGATCTCCAAAACTACCTATCTCTTCAACATCAGCAACAAATGCCTCTCCTGCTGCACCACCCACAGCTGCAACAGCAAATCTTGGCACTTTTGCTGCTTCATTTAATTTATCTGCTATCTGTCTTTGTTTTGCTAAATTTTTAGATCCAGCACTTACAAGTTTGCCAGCTTTTTTTGCCTCAAAATATTTATTATATAATTTTGTACCTAATTTAAAACCTGCTGTTCCTGGTACGCCAATCTGCACAAGAGCCTGTGTTAGTTTACCAACACCAGTCTGTTCTGCTATCTCTTCTAATGGATTAAGTTTATCAAAAAATATCTCAACCTGTGCGGCTGTATTTGTATCTAAACCTAGATCAACTAATTCTGCACCTAGTGAAAAAGCTCCTTCAACTACTTTAATACCACCAGATACAATACCTGCTAGTCCAGATGTGTACCATGATGCCTCGTTATTCTGTTCGGCTGGAATGAGCGGTTGTAGTGCCATTTACGCTCCTATGCTTGTGGATCATCCATATCTAGACCAAACATCCTATTTGATCTATCTGTCTTTTCTTTTGGTGTTGTGGTTGTTAGATCAGGAAATCTTATATCTGCGATCGAATCAAACTCATCAAAGAATACCTCACCGTCTCTAACAACTATGTATTTATAATTATCCTCAATAGGGTCGTAAACAACTTTACCATTTAGATTTTTACGTACCTGTTTCTGATTGTTTGGATCTCTAATATCAAAATTTAAAACTCCACCATATTTATTTTTAGTGGCATTTCTTAGCTCATCAGCCAGTGTTGTTGCAAAATTTGCAGCTCTTTCTGCTGCTAATGGTGGTAGGCCATCTTCAAGATAACTCTCTAGACTTACCTGATACAAAGCATTGCCTTTAGTCATAGATGCAATATCTTTATCTGATTGTAATTTTATTTTTAATCTTTCCATAGCAGCTTTATCACCAGCCTCTCTTTCACTTCTTAAAAATTCTCTTTCTGCTGCTGTCTTACCAGCTTCCGCTTGTTGTGCTTGTAAGACCTCAAATGGTTCTTTAGCTGCTGTTGCAGCTGTTGCAAATATATTACCTCGTGGTGGTGTTGCTAAAAGATTTAGACCAAAACTAGTTAAAAAACCTGGTATACCACTTGGTTGAAAATTAGGCATTGTTCCTTGTTGATAACCTATTCTACCACCATCAGCTGCCATAGTTTTTTGTTCTGCAACTTGTTTTCTTTTTAAAAAATCTTGATAATCTCTAAAAAGATTTTCCTGTTGCATTTGTTTTTGTTCTTTACTTAATCCTTCTAAATATTCTTTAAACGTGGGTTTTCTACCAGCGTAACCTGTTCTATCTAGTCCTGATGTGATACCAGTTCCTGACGAACCTCCCATTCTAAACATCGGTCTTTTTAATATTCTGTTCATTACTGTCCTGTTACGTTCATAAATCTTTGTACTGGTGGATTAAATCCTGTGTATATACCTGCTAACGTTGAACCTATACCAAGAGCTGTTTGAATTGGTGTAGGATTAGGTACGTTTGTTGTTGCAAATTGTGCAGGGTATCCACCCATGATTCCTGTTACTTGTCCAGCAAATCTATCTAATTGTTCCTGTGGTAGGAATGTAGCCTGTCTTGCTGCCTCTCTTGTAGCATCTGCCTGTGCCTGTGCTAGACTTCTATCTACTCCACCAAGAGCTCCTTGTTGAGCGATATCTGCTCTTTGTAATTGAGGTAATAATTGTGCTAGACCTAATTGATCTCTAAAAGCCTGATCTCTTCTTGCAACAGCCTGACCAAATCCTTGTTGTAGTAATCCTGCCTGTAATGCTGCCCTGTTTCTATCAGATGCTGCTCCAAACTCTGCTAACTGCACACCCTCTCTGCCTCCACCAAAAGCTCCTGATTGAACAGCCTGGTCCCTGATCCGTTGTTCTTGGGCCTTCGCCTGTCTGTCAAACTCTGCTAATGATGTATCAATAACCTGTTGTTGGTATGGTGACATAAAATCTGCCACTGTCCCTGTCCCTGTTCCAGCACCAGCTCCTGTCAGCTGTTGTGCTGATGTCAGAAAAGGTTGAAAAGAACCAATCCCTGCATCTGCTAGTGTTCTTGCTCTCTGTTCTCTTGTGGTTAAACCTGCAACGGTTGGTGCAAGTCCTGCTAGACTTTGTTGTCTTGTTGTAAATGCTCTTGCAGCATCCTGTCTTGCTGCAAAGTCGGCAGCAGATTCACCCGGTTGTTGTGAGATACCGGTTAGACCTGTTGCTACTACTGGTACGCCTGATTGGGCTACTACCTGTTTTGCTAGATCTATACCTAGATCTTCGACAAATTGTGCGGGTAAATTTCTTGTAGTTGTGACTGCCATTATAGTACTTCCTCTAATCTCTTCGATGTTTGAAACATTGCTCTTGCGCCTTCTAATCCTTGCGATTCCTCAGATACGTCACCCCCGGATTCGAGGTTCTTCATCATATTATACATAACTTCTGCGCCTTTGTCTACATCTCCGTCACCTGCATTTCTAACAGCATCAGCTGTAAATACAAACTCATTCTTTGATAATCTTGCAGGTACATCGTCTGCTTTTTCCATACGTCCAATAGGCACAAAACCACCCTCAGCTCTTAGATCCATTTCTTTACCGTCCAGATCTAATAGTGGCATTGTTTTCTTTGCTACTGGCTCTTTCATAGATCCACCCTCAGCTCTAAATCTTCTTCCAAGATATTGATTAGGGTTGGCTCTGATTGCCTCTAGATCCAGACCCTCACCTCTTAATATCTCCTGTGCTTCTTCTTCGTCTTCCTCACCTGTACCAAGACCTAATAATGGTAATACTGATGCTGCTGTAATCGCTGTGGCTATACCTTTACCTGTTGTAAAAAATTCTCCTAGTTTAAAAGCTCCTGGAGCACTGGTAGCCACAGACGCCCCTGGAAATTGTATAGCACCTTTTGATATACCTGTTAAAAATCCTTTTCCGCTAGTTGCTAAATTTCTAAACATTAAACTTGGACTCATTAATCCAGCTTTAAAACCTGCAAACCCTGTTCCAGTTCCTAGTGCCCCTAAACCTGCTCCACCCGCATATAACAATGCAGCCTTACCTACAGGTGACTTTGCGATTTTCTTAACTGTTCTTGTAACTTTTTTAACAAGTTTACCTAGACCATACATTTGTCTTGCAGATTCAAAATCAAACTCACCACCTATGACATCAGCGTTCATGATACCACCTTCAGCTCTGAATCTTCTTGCTAATTGAAAAGGCTCTTCTGTTTCCTCCGATTCATCTACCACTGGGTCCGTGGTCATTGGTGCTTTAGCCATCATTGGTGGTAAAATTATCGGCATATTATTATCGTTGTCATCATCATTATCATTTATAATAAAATCTGATATTCTGTCTCTTGGTATTCCAGGATCCATTGTATTTGCAAATAATCTTTTTTTTCTTTGTTGATTAATTAAATTAGAAATTATACCAATTGGAGAAATCTTTCGATAAAGATCAGCAACTCTTTCTAATATATTTGGTCTATCTTTTTGAGCGTCTCTAAAATCTCTAGCCTTTTGTATTTGTTCTTTAGTTACTGTATCAAATCTTCCTGATGGTGACGTATCAAATTGATCTCCACCTTGTCCACTTTCACCAACATCACCTCTATCTCCAGGATCTGCTCTTCCCGATTGAGCCGCCCCTGTTGATCTTGCTGCAGCGTCACCACGATATCCTTGTCTTGTACCACCAAATCCTGGTTGTACTAACATGCCACCGTTTTGTAACATCTGTTTTGCTTGTTGTGCTCTTGTTATCGCCATCGTACCAGTATATTATAAATTTGAGTCACTACCAAGTGGTAAAGACTCAACTGTTAATTTTACACTACGAGAGATATGCTCTCTCTTAGTGGCTGTCTCAGGGTTGTTTACATCGTTGTCTGCCTCTTCATCAGACATATATTCTTGCCCTGTTTCTAAATTTTTTAACGTAACTTCACATTCTGGTGTAATTACCAGTGTTCTTTTACCGTTAATATCTTTATATTCTGCTTTTGCTTTTTGTTCTATAAATGGCATTAGTCTCTATTTATCTCCAGTATTGATGCAATAACGTGTAATTCATTTGCATCTGTTGCTTGTGCCTTTAATACCTCATTTTCTTGTAAAATTAAAGGGTGAGTTAATAGCTCAGTTGTTGATTTTGAGGATATTGTTTTATCTTTAAATAGATTAAATACTGCAGATGCAGCGTCTGTTATGGTAAAAGTTATATCACATCCTGACCCAGCATCCTCTGTTACCAATATACTTTTAATGATAGCTCTAGAATCGGACGGTGTCGTATATATCGTTGTATTATCTGTAGTAGTTAGATCTACTTTTGCATTTCTATATATATTAGCCACTTATAAACCAAGAAAATCTTTCTTGCTCCTGTTTTGTTTCACTTAAATATGTTGAGTTTAATTGTTCTACAACCAAAGATAAAGTTCTATTTATTTGTTTTTGGTTTGAGAAATCGTACTCTTCTTTTGGTTCTGGTATTCTTACATTAATCTTTGGCATTATCTTCTTCCATCCGGTTGTAAATCTAATCTTAATGTTCCAAATCTCCAAGACTCATTAACTGCATCATTTTCTATTTTAATACTTACAAATCTACCTCTTGCTCTAGTATCTTTTTTATCTGTTGTTGAGTCTATTGTAAAAGGACTTAAACCTGTCTGTGTTTCTGATTGTTGTGGATATCTTTTTACATTAAGACTCACTTTAGCATTACCTATTAGTGTTTTAAAATCAGGAACAAATCTTCTCATTGCAAGAAAAACTTCACCTGCAACTTTAGGACCACTTGCTTTACCTGTTGAATCTCTACCTCTTGATTCTAAATCTATGTCATAAGATTGTATAAAAGAGGGAACAACGGTTGTTGAACCATCAGGATTAACCTGATCATTTCCAACTTCATGTTCAAATAATATACTCTGACCTAAACCAGACTCACCTATAATTTCTGGAAAAGTTCCTGTTGCAGAACTATTAAATTTTGTTGCAAAAGGATTTTTATATATGGTTGCATCCATCCAACTTGTTCTTGCTTCTGTTCCTGTATACCAAACACCACCTGGCACACCTGCTGATTCTGCATAATTAAATACAACATATTTATCATTAAATGTAGAACCTTGTGCTGGATAAGACCACGTTATCTCTGTAAATAAATTATTTAATCCTGCAGATACTTGTTGTCCTTTTGTAGTATCAAAGTTATCATAAACAAAATCTTCAACCGTGCATGGTATTGATTTAACTGTACCATCAAACAAAAAGAAACCTTTTGGACTTAACCAGAAAGCAGCACCATCTATTTCTACAACTGCATTCTTACCTATCAATCCACAGTTTGTTCCTACTTGTTCGAAACCAAATGTAAAAGGTGATCCTATAAATTTCATTGTATACAACGCATTGTCTGTCCACACTAGAATAACTTCCTTTGCTTTTATAGCACCCATAATTTTTGTACCGTCTTGAAGCCTTTGTGTTCCTGCAGTGTTTGTTGCAGAGGGTGTATAAGTATTTATATCTTCTTGGTCTGAAAATCTTATAAACATGTCATCTTGTGTCGTTGCTGTTCCAATAGTTGTTTCTGTTCCAAGATGAATTAAGTGTCTTGTTGTTGGTGACACTAGCGTTACTCTTGATGCTGTTGGATTGTTTGTAGTTGCAAATCCAGAAGTAGATGTTGATGCTCTTGTGGTAAAGCTCGCTGCAATAGATGCATCCCAAGTAAATGTTTTACCGTTTGCAATTGTTGCAATAAGAACCTGTCCAAAATTATCTAGTGACCATAATCCTGGTTCTAGTGTTACTGTTGCGGCGTTAACCGCATTACCAAAACTTGTAAAGTCTGTTGCGTTAGATACTGTTGCACCACTGCTGTGTGCTTGTCCGTTAGATGTTCCAAATGTTGCTGTACCTAAAGCTCCTCTGGTAATACCAGTTAAATCATTTGAACTCACACCTGTATATGAAATCAACTCACTACCAACAGCTATGGTTCCACCACCTGTTGGAAAACCAGTTGTAGATGTTAATGTAACGGTAGACCCTCCGCCCGTTCCTGTAGTGTTTGCGCCCAACGATCCATTTAAAGTTGTCGTGGTAACACCAGTTACAGTTCCTCCATAATTACCAATACCAAATCCATAACCATAAGACTGAGCGGAGGGCCCTACCTTTTCATATGGTTTTAGATCTATACTTCCACCAGACGCAGAGTTTACTGTGCTGCTAAAAGTTATAGTAAATGTTTTAGAGGTTGGAACTGTAATAACCTGAAAAACTTTGTCTTCAAAATCAGAATTAGATTTACCTGTGCCTGTTGGTAAGGTTACGTTATCAAATAAAACTATATCGCCTATCTCTAAACCATGATCAGCAGATGTTGTAATAGTGACAGTTGTACTTCCTGTGGATGTAAAAGTTGCACTTGATATAGTGGATGCTAGTGGTGAAACATCATAAAATCTACCTTCAAAATATATAAGTAAAAATTTATCTGTTCCTATCGCAACATATCTATTACCCTCAAGATCAACAAACGAGTGTAGTTTTCTAGCGACACCAACAATAGATTCATTAACAAGAGAAGACCAACCACCAACTTTTTCTGGTAGTCCGTATCTAAATCTAACATTATCAGAGTCAACCCAACGTTGCTCTGCACCTGCCTCTGTGCTTTGCTTGTCGATCCCTGGTTTAAATTTAAAATCAATTAGAGCCATGGTCCGTGCTCCTTATGCCGTGTTTGTCTTGAATGACCAGCCTCTTGTTGAATCTATGAATACCAAAGTGACAGCCTGACCGTTAGTTGTCAATTCAAGATTGGCTGCTGATGAATTTATATTAGAACCGTTTCTGGCAACTGTGACTTTGTTAGATCCAAAAGTGCCTCGTGCATCTATAATAACAATCTCTTGTCCAACACTTGGAGATGCTGGTAAAGTTACTGTTATAGGGTTTGTTGTTGTATTTGCAAATATCTGATCACCGTCTGTTGATGTATACGCTGTGATTGTTCCAGAGTCTAAAGTCACATAACCTTTTTTTTGTAAACCAAGACTAACATTTGTTCCATCAGAATATATCAAAGATGTTGATCCTATTGGTAATACGACTCCGCTTCCTGACACAGTTTTTACTGTAATCGTATATAAAGCTGAAGATCCTCTAGTTGTGGCATCTTGAAAAATAATAATTCTTTCAGAACTATCAGGTATAGTTATATTTCTATTTGCACCTAATGTGCCGGTTAGTTTAATGTATAAATTTTTACCATTAGACGTTGCTCCTTGGTCCAATGCTAGTGCTAAATCACCAGATGCTAAAGCTGCAGAGCTTAAATAACCAGTGGATAATTGTTCTAATATCTGTAGATTTGTATTAGTTATAGTGCCCCATAAACCAGATTTTTCACCTGTTGTAATAAGTTCTAGTTTTGAGTTTGTTGAAAAAGTAGATGCCATATTAATAAGGTTTTATTTCGACCCAAGTCTGAGTTGCTCCTGGATCAATTTCACTCCATGTTATTGCCGAAGCATCATTAACTGTCAATGTCAGAGGTGATGCATCAGGCGTTATATTTGCGTCAGCGATTATACTAACAGACCCTGTGGCCATCGTCAATGCGTTTCCGGTTACAGAAGTTACTGCAGAAGCCTCAACTGTTACCGTTCCAGCACCCAATGTGAAAGGTATGCCACCAGGAGTTACGTTAGCATCTGCCTCGATGGTTACAGTTCCAGCACTGATTGTGAGCGCATTTCCTGTTACTTCAAATACAGAACCCGCAAGGGCTTCTGCAGTTCCAACAGATACTGTAAGTGCATTACCTGAAACAGTGACATTTACGTTCGGGTCGAATATGGATGTCGCTATTGCATTAGCCGATATTGCACTATGACCAAGCATCTATTATGCTCCTATAGTTTTAAACGCTGAAAATTCAGATGATGTAATTCTATTTGTGTTTGTTGTTCTATCTATGTAAACGTACGCCTCTATATAATCATCGGTATCTAATTCTATTATACCACTTATGGTTACAATAACTAATTCAACCTCACTCTCAACTTTACAAGTGTTATTAAAATTTGTAGATGCTTGTGCTCCATTTTTATAAACAGATATGCTAGCTTGATTTACTGAAGATGCTGCTGAAGTACCAACTGTTGCTATTGCCGAAACAAAATATTTTCCAGCAACTGTTGGTGTAAATCTGCTATCTGCAAATTTTGAATCACTATCTAATAATTCTGTATCATAAGTAATTTTTGTCCAAGTAGCATCTGTTTGTCCTGTTGTTTGACTTGATTT